GAAAGCGCGTGGCCAGCTCCTGCAGCTCGGCAGCGATCTGCTCTTCGGCCGGCGCGTTGGCGATGCGGCGGGCGGCGGCCTTGGCCTTGTCCAGGGCCTTGTTCTTTTCGGCAAGCACCTGCTCGACAGCAACCTTCTCAGCCTCGGCCTCTTCGGCGCGCTTGGTCAGCGCCTGCTTCTCCTGGCCGTGGCGGGCGGCCAGCTCTTGCAACAGGTCGAGCACCTCGTCGCGGCTCTTCGACTCTTCGACGGCGCGGCGCACCAGCTCCTGGTCGGGGGCCGGCAGCGCCTTGATGGCGTTGTAGTCGACCTGACGCAGGCCGATTCGCTCGGCTTGTTCGAAGGCTTCTTGGCCGATGAGGGTGCGGTTGGCGGACATGTGTTGCAGCCGCCCGTAGGTCTTGCCGAACTTGACCTGGCAGAACTCATCCAGGCTTTGAAAGTTGCTATTCGTAGCAGAGGTTGGGTTGCGCAGATTCCTCCAACCCTTTGATTTCTTTACGTTCTCATAGACGTTGAGCATTGCCGAAGTTGCTACCGTAGCAACGAAGTCAAGCGCTTCAAGGCGGCCAACATCGAGCCCGGCCGCAAACACTTCATCGGTCTCGGTCGTGCTCAGCGCCTGATCCTGCGCGGCCACGATGCGCGCCTCCACTTCGGGCAGGATGGCCGGCATCTCGGCAGGTGGGGACAGCTTGTTCTTGGGGCGGCTCATTGGGGGGCTTTCTCGGGTTGGGTTTTGGGGGAGACGTCTTCCACCTCGGTCGAGGAGACGATGCGGGTGCACCACTGATCTGCAGGCAGATGTGAGAGCGCATCAATGGCCTGACGCACCCAGCGCTTTGCGGCCTGCAGCACCTCTTGCGAGGTCGCATCGGCGTCGTCGATGTCATCTATCAGCACGCGGATTCGAAACGCGTCCGGCGGATACACGGCGACTGTGTGGATGCGGCTGACCATGGTTTTGCAGTGGTTGAAAATGGGTTGCTGAACAGGAGGTGACTCATGGACGACTGGAAGGCGCCGTTTGATCAACTGGCAGAGGTCGCCGAAACACTGAACGAAGGGTCAAGCCGCATGCAAGGCCAACTGCAAGCCATGGCCATTGCACTGAGCGCGCTGGTGCGCACGCACCCCGATCCGCCGGCCTTTGCGCAAGCGTTTCGGAGAGCCTGGCTAGCCGGCGACGGTTTTCCTCAAACCGACCTGACCACAGGCGCTCGCCGTGCAGGAATGGAATCGGTGTTGGCTCTGCTTGAGGTGAGCTGTCTGGCGCCGCTGAATGTGCGTCCGCCGGGTCAAGCTGGGCCGCCAGAGCGCTGAGCACCCTTCGCACCGCGCGTTCCGACATGCAGGTCTGGATGGCCAGCTTTTCCCAGTCGATCACGATCAACCTCCAGTGAACGCGCGCCGCTGGTCATCCAGCCGGGTCTGCACCCGGTCAAGATCGGCGGTGACGCGGAAGGTGAGGCGCGTGAAAGCGGGCGTGGGGTAGAAGCGGCCGTTGTCTTCGCTCTTGCGGGCCCAGCCCTTCTCGATCAGCTGCGCCATGGCGCGGGTGATGTTGGGCGCGCTGGTGTTGGCGGCCTTGGCCAGCTCGCCATTGCTGGCGCCGCTGGCGGCGTAGCCGCACAGGGCTTCGAGCACGTCCAGCGTGCGCAGGGTGAGGTTGCGGTCGTCGGCGCTCATGCCGCAACCCCGATGTTCACGAACTCGGTCACCTCGACGCCGGGCAGCGACGGCGGGCAGTCGACCCGGTCGGCGGCGGCCAGCAGCTTGAGGGCCAGCTCGCGCGCCTGCGCGGGGGTGAGGGCATAGCCAGAGCCGTCGGTGTGCAGCAGCGCCACCTGGTCGACGTCAGTCAGGACGGTGAGTTTGCTCATGATGCGAGTCCCCCGGCCGGCAGACAAACGACCAGTCGGCCGTCCACGGTCAAACCTGGCTGGCCACCCAAGCCTTCAGCGCGATCGTTGAGGGCGCTGATGGCGTCTTCACGCCAGCGCTCGGCGCTGTCTTCTGCCCAGTACAGGCGCTGCTTCAGATCGGCGTTTTCTGCGCGCAGGCGCTCGTTCTCCGCATCGATCCGTGCCAGTTCGGCGCACAAGGGTTCGTAGGCCGCCGCGTCGAGACGACGCTTGAGGGCGCGCTGGGCAGGTGTCATGGCGCAAAGTCCAGCTCGGGCTGGCTGAAGCCCGAGACATTGAAGTGGTGATGGGCCACGCGCTCAAGGTGGGCGCGCAGGGCTTCGAGCACGGGCGCCGCAGGCTGGGCGCCGTTGCTTTTGTAGAAGTCGGACAGCAGCTGCACGGCCTGCTGGAAGCCGGTGCCGAGCTGCACCAGGTCGTCGGCGTCGGCGGCCTTGCCGATGGGCATGTCGACCAGCAGCTTGCGGCCGGTGGCAGCCAGCCAGCGGCTGGGCAGGTTGATGCCGGTGGCGGCCTCGTAGGCGGGGATGAGCACGAACGGGAAGCGCCCGTTTTCGATCCACTTGTAGAGCGCCCAGTGGTCAGGCAGGCCCATCTGGTCGGCGATGCGCTCGACCGACAGGTTGCGCACTTCTTGCGCGAAGGTCTTGCACTGGTGCAGCGCGTCGCGGCAGCTGGTGGGCTGGTAGGCCTTCCAGAACTTGCGGCGGTTTGACGTGAGCCGCGCGGTCATGCGGCACCGCCTTCCAAACAAAAGGCTGGCGTGGTGCTGGTGGCGGCGCGGAGCGCGGCCAACAATACGGCCATCGAAGTCAACCAGGAGCGATTCATGACCGACCCCCAGAAAGAGCAACACCTCGAGCAACTGCGGCGCGAGACCGACCGCTATGTGCTGCAGGCCCACGGCTCAACGCTCGGCGCGCACGCGCAGATGTGGCTGACGTTGGCGCGCGCGCTGGATGCCGCAGGCGTGCTGAGCGCGGACGCGCTCGCGCAGCAGCTTGAGCGACACGCGCAGCGGGCGCCAGAAGACCCGGGCTGGTTTTACACGCTGCTGGAAGTGGCACAGCTGCTGCGGGAGCCGTCTTCCAATCATCCAGATAGCCGGCTTCGCTAAGCGCGCGGCGGCGGATGTCCGCAGCGATGGCGCGGGCCATCTCGGGCGAACGGTCGCTCAAGTCGTAGCTGCCCTTTTCGCTGCGGCGCACTTGTGGCGTGAGCGCGCGCACGTGGGAGCCGGCGCCGATCACCGGCGCCCCGATGACGAAGCCGTTGGCGTCGTGCGCCGGTGTAGGATGGCTGCGGGACATGACCACCCCGCTCAGGCAGCGGCCGCCAGGCGCAGCGTGCCGGCGTCGCCCTTGAACACCTGGCCCTCTTTGAGGCCCAGCTCGACGGCGATGTTGTGCGCGTCGCCGCGCAGGCACTTCAGGCGCGGGTTGCGGTCGTCGTCGGTGATGATGGCGATGACCATGTTGGGGCTGTAGCCCCGCTGGCGCGCCCAGGCCGAGTACGGAACGCCATTGGCGGCGAACTCGTCCCGGATTTGCTGGCGGGTTTTGCTGACCATCTCAGGGTCGGCGTGGTAGAACGTTTTGGCGCAGGAGTCGACTGCGTAGGGCGCCGGAGCGAAGTATTGGTGCAACATAGCTGGGCTCAGGCGGCGAGCTTTTCGGGATCGGGCTTGAGGCCCAGCTTCACGGCGATCTCGTGTGCATCGCCGTAGTAGCCCTTGTCGATGCCGCCGGTGACGCGGTAGACCTTGTTGGGCGTGTAGCCGTTGTCGCGCGCCCACTGGGCCAGCGTCTTGCCTTCGCGGCGCAGGCGCTGTTTGAGCTGATCAGGCGTGATGGTGTGCATGGCTCGCTTGGTGAGTGGTTGGGTTTTGGTTGAGTGGATTATGGTTTCCAAACGGACACCTTGTCAATTGTTGAGGTTTCCATATGGGTATTTCTGGTCGATTGCTGGAAGAGCGTGAGCGGCTTGGGAAGACGCAGCCAGAGTTCGGCGCGCTCGCTGGCGTGAAAAAGCAGGCGCAACTTCGCTACGAAAAGGGCGAGCGCAGCCCGGACGCGGCGTACCTGGCCGCGGCGGCGACCCACGGCGTAGATGTGCTCTACGTCCTCACCGGCCGACGCGAGATGAGGCCGATGACACAGACCATGTCGATGTCAGGCGCCGGCATGGTGGCCGAGCAAGGCGGCGGCTACAGCGCCGATATGACGCTGAGCGCAGACGAACGAGATCTGGTGCTGCGCTTTCGCGCGGCAGACGATGAGGGCCGCGCTGCCGTGCTACAGGTGGCGCGGGCCGTCGGCAAAAGGAGCTGAGGCATGTTGTCGCCAAGCGAGCTGATCAACAGCGAGCAATACCAGCTCGACCGCAAGGCAACCGCGTGCAAGAAGGCCGGAGACTGGAGCGGCGCCATTGCTGCCTTGCGCGAACGCAAAGCGCTACTCGGCCTGGGCTGGGATGACCTGAAGCTGGCCAAGTACCTGCAGCAGGCGGGGCACTTCGACCAGGCAATGCAGGAGATCGACTGGCTGCTGCTGTACACGCCACAGCGCATCGCCAGCGACTACAGCCATCGGCGAGCGTCCACTCAGCTGGCCATCAAAGCGTCAGCGCTCGCACGTGTGCACGATGGTGCCGCGCTCATTTGCAAGCGTGCCAAAGAGGGCGAACTGCAGGGCCAGCACGAAGAGATGGCGCTGCGCTATTGGTCGATCAAAGCTCGTTTAGAACCTATCGCACGAAAGGAAGACAAGGATGAACGCGAAGCAAAAATTGGTGCTCTTAGGGCTATGCGTGATGGCGCATAGCGTTTGGGCCACCCCGGGCGGACTGGACGCCAACGGCTGCCACCACAACAAACGCGTGGGCTACCACTGCCACACCGAGCGAGCGGGAAAGCCGATGCGCGCAGCGCCGCCGCAAGCCCGCACTGCCGAGGAGCGCCGCCTGGTGCGCGAGTGCAAGGGCCGGCCGAACGCGGGGGCTTGCGCGGGTTACGCGCGCTGATTGGCGAACGATTGAACAGAGAGCAGGAATGGCCCACCGGAATTTTCAAGTCCGCTTTTCGCGCCCCGTGATCGGCAAAGATGGCGCCCCGCTGTCTAGCAAGTTGACCGAGCTTTTCAATACTTATGGCGAGCACTTGCCCGCGCTGGACCTGAGTGGCGACCGGTTAGGCGAAGCTTCAACGCCGGGAGAAGCGGAAACCTAGCCAAGCCGGCTAACCCTTGGTCCTGGCGATAGCGCTGATGGGTTTCGCCTTGCTGTTCGGAGTGAAACTCCATCCGGCTTTGGAGGCATCGCTCGTGGGTCTGCATGGGGCAGCGCTGGTTTCCTTGATCGACATCGGTCGCAAGTTCCGACTGGTATTGAAGAACCTGTCCTAGCCGTAGAGCGCGGGCCAGCGGCCGGCCCTTCAATGATGGCGCCTACGGGCGCCTTTTTCTTTGCCGCGAGCGGCGAATCAATGGCGCGCTCCCATTAGCGAGAGTCGCGCGCGCGCGGCACGATGCCCGCATGTCCCCAGCCAGGCCCACCGCGTCGGATGAGCGCTGCGCAAGTTGCGCCAGGTTCTCGACCGAGCGGGCCACGCTGAGGGCGCATGGCTTTGGCAACTGCACCTATCTGCCCGACTGGCGGCAGATGAGCCGCAGCGCCGGGTGCACGTTTTTCCCCTCTCGATGGAGCAATGGCAATGCAAGACGACAAGAAGGCGCCCAACTGGCTGACGCGGCTGGCGCGGGTGCGCATGGCGGACTGGGTGATCGCGGCAGCGCTGCTGACGATGGTGGTGTGGCTGATGGCGCCGCAGCAGGTGCCGGTGACGGTGTACAAGCTGAGCCTGGTGGCGCTGGCGGCGGTGTCGGGCTACTGGATCGACCGCAGCCTGTTCCCCTACGCGCGGCCTGATCTGTTCTTCGAGCTGCGGCATGGCGTGGAAGACGCGCCGCCGGACACGACCTTCACCAGCCTGGCGGGCGTGGTGAGCTTTGCCGAGCAAGAGACGGCGATCAACCTTGAAAACGCACGCCCCGACGAGCTGATGCGGTTGGCCGGCGTGGCCATGCTGCGGCGCGCGGCGATCGTGGTGGGCGCGATGCTGGCGGTGGGCCTGGGGGCGTGATGCGCAGGCGACGCGGCTGGATGCACGACGCTGCGCTGGCACTGTTGCTGGCGCTGGCGGCGATGCTCTTGGGCATGTTCGTGGCCGTGGCTGCGCATGCGCAGGTGCCACACGAATCGGCCCGCTACAAACTGACGCTGCTACGCGAAGCCCACAGCCAGTGGGGCCTGGGTGCGCCGGTGCCGGCGTTTGCCGCGCAGGTGCACCAAGAGAGCGGCTGGCGCCCCGATGCGGTGAGCCGCGTGGGCGCGCGCGGGCTGGCGCAGTTCATGCCGGCGACGGCGCGCTGGTGGTGCGAGCGCACGCGGGTGGCGCAGGCCGACTGCCTGCCGCACAACCCGGCGTGGGCGCTGCGCGCGCTGGTGGGGTACGACAAGTTTTTGTTTGACCGTGCGCCTGTGCGCATGAGCGACTTTGACCGTCTGTGGCTGGCCTTGCGCGGCTACAACGGCGGTGAGGGCCACTGGCAGGCCGAGGCACGCAGTACCGGGCTGCATGAGCCGACGTTGGCCGATATCGACAGGGCGTGCGGCACGGCCCGCCGCGCGCCCGTGCATTGCAAAGAAAACCTGCATTACCCGCGCCGCATTCTGCTGGAGCTGCAGCCGCGATACGACACCTGGGGCAACGTGTGGAGGAGCCCATCGTGAACGCCGCCGCATGGTTGATCTTTGCGAAGGTCATTGGCGGCTTGCTGCTGGTGGCGGCCGTGGTGACGGGTGTGCGCAGCTGCCAGGAGCATTACCGCGACCAGGGACGCACCGAGGTGCAGGACAAGTGGGATGCGGCCAAGCGCGAAGACCAGCGCCTGGCCGAGCAGGCGCGCGCGGCCAAGCAGACGGCCGAGCGTGGCAAGGAGCAAGGCATGGCCAGGAAGGCCGAGGAGAACGCACGTGCGCAAGCCAAACGTGATCAGACTTTGCAGCGCCGCAGCGCTGATTTGCAGCGCAGCGATGACGGGCTGCGCGGCGCCATTACCAGCGCCAACAGCGCCAGCACTGGACGACGTGCCGCAGGCTCGTGCCCCGCTGCCGATGCCGAAGCTGATGACGCGGCCACGGCCCGAGCGCTACTTGGAACGTGCACAGGCCGATATCGAGCAATGGCAGAAGACGCTGCGGGCCTCGCCACCCAAGTGACCGATTTGCAAGACCACGTGGTGGTGGTGCAGCCGGAGGCGGCTGCGCTGTTGGAGGAAGCGCCGTGAACCCCACGCATGAGTTGATGGCGGTGCTGGCGCTGATCATGGCCGTGTGCGCGTTGCTGTACGCAGTGGTGGCCACGCGCAAGCGGTCGCTGCTGTCGCACATAGCCGCCGTGGAGGTGGCGCTGACGCGCGAGGTGGCGGCGCTTAGGGTGAAGCAAGACAGCGTGGACATCCGGCTGTCGCAATTGCCCACGGGCCAGGAGTTCACCGATATCCGTGTGAAGCTGGCGGGCATGGAAGCCAAGCAGGAGGCGGTGCTGACCGAGGCGCACGGCGCCCGTGCGGCCATCCGCCGCGTTGAGGATTTTTTGTTGAAGGCAGCGAACCGCCATGACTCACAGTTCTGATTCACCCTACGCGCGCCACCAGGCGGCCGATCGCCGGCTGGTGATCTTGCGCGTGCTGGCCGAGAGCACCGGCTACCAGGCCAATGAGTTCACGCTGGAAGCGGTGCTGGATGACATGGGCCACACGGTGAGCAACCAGCAGGTGCACACCGAGCTGGCCTGGCTGGCCGAGCAGGGCCTGCTGGACAGCCGCAAGGTGGGCGGCGTGACGATTGCCACCGTGAACCGCCGTGGCCTCGATGTGGCGCAAGGCAAGGCCGTGGTGCCGGGCGTGAAGCGGCCGTTGCCGGATTGATGCCATGGGCCGCAAGAGCACCGTGGCTGCGCTGCCGAAGGAGCTGGTCGACGCTTGCAACGGCCTGATCCGCGACGGCTGCACCATCGACCAGATTCTGCAGGCGTTGCAGACGCTGGGCGCCGACGTGTCGCGCAGCGCCGTGGGGCGCTATGTGAAGAGCGCGCGCGAGTCGATGGACAAATACCGCCAGGCGCAGGAAGTAGCGAAGGTCTGGGTCGACAAGCTGGAGGCCGAGCCGAGCGGCGACGTGGGTCGGCTGTTGCCGGAGATGCTGCGCGTGGTGGCGTTTCAGACGCTGACGAACATGGGCGAGTCAGACGCGAGCGTGGGCGCGATGGATGTGATGCTGCTGGCCAAGGCACTGAAGGACATCGCGGGCACGCAGAAGACCAACATCGACACAGAACTGCTGATGCGCAAGGTGCGCGAGGAAACGAAGGCCAAGGCCGACGCTGCAGCGGCCGAGGTCGAGCAGCTCACGCGCAATGCCGGCATGAGCGAGGAGCTGGTGTCAAGCATTCGGGCCCGGATTTTGGGTGTGGGAGAGAAGGCATGAACACGATTACGCAGTCGGCCATCAAGGGCTATCGCCAACTGAGCGAGACCGAGGTCGCGCTCATGAATGAAATCAAGGAACACGGCGAGCAGCTGAATGCCTTGATCAACAAGTTGCGCACCAAGGAAGGCATCGACCAGCGCTGGATCAGTCTTGGGATGACCGACCTGCAGCGGGGCCTGATGTGTCTGACGCGCGGCGTGGCTCAGCCAACCTCGTTCTGATCCATGGATGCTGTCGACCTGCCAGCCGTTCTGCTGCCCTACCAGCAGCGCTGGATCGCCGATCCGTCGCCCTTCAAGGTGGCCGAGAAGGGCCGACGCACGGGCCTGACCTGGGCCGAGGCCTCGGACGATGTGCTGATCGCTGCCGCCGACAAGGCGGCGGGCGGTCAGAACGTGTACTACATCGGTCAGGACAAGGACATGACCGAGGAGTACATCGACGCCTGCGCGATGTGGGCGCGCGAGTTCAACCAGGCGGCGGCATCGGTCGAGCAAGGGCTGTGGGATGACGCGGACGACGAGGGCAACAGCAAGAGCATCCTGACGTACACGATCCGCTTTCCCAAGTCGCGCCATCGCATCACGGCGCTGGCCAGCCGACCGAAAAAGCTGCGCGGACGACAGGGCGTGCTGGTGGGCGACGAGGCGGCGTTCCAGGACGATCTGGATGGGCTGATCAAGGCGGCGATGGCCTTCCTTATCTGGGGCGGCAAGGTGCGGCTGATCTCGACGCACTTTGGCGTGGACAACCCGTTCAACACGCTGGTGAACGACATTCGGTCGGGCAAGCAGAAGGGCACCATCCACCGCATCACTTTCCGCCAGGCCGTGGCCGAGGGGCTGTACAAGCGGGTGTGCCTGCGCACCGGCAAGCCCTGGGCGCAGGCCGATGAAGACGCCTGGGTGCAGGGCATCTACGACTTTTACCGGCACAACGCGGACGAAGAACTGGACTGCATACCGAGCCAGAGCAGCGGCTTCTACATGAGCCGGGCGATGATCGAAGCGCGGATGTCGCCGCTGTACCAGGTGCGGCGCCTGACGCTGCCGCAGGGCTTTGAGTTGCGGCCTGAAAGTGAGCGCGTGGCGGTGGTGAACGATTGGCTGCGCGAGAACATTGACCCGTTCATCAAGGCGCTGCCGGCCACGGCGCGCAGCTACTACGGCATGGACTTTGCGCGCAGCAACGACTTGTCGGTGATCTTTCCGCTGATTGAAGACCAGCACCTGCACAAGCGAGCGCCGTTCGTGATTGAGCTGCGCAACGTTCCGTTCAAGCAGCAGGAACAGGTGCTGTTCCACCTGGTGGATCGGCTGCCGAACTTTGCCGCTGGCGCGAACGATTCGCGTGGCAACGGGCAGTACCTGGGCGAGGTGGCGGCACAGCGCTATGGCAGCACGCGCATTCACCGCGTGATGCTCTCGCAGCAGTGGTACATCGACCAGATGCCGCGCTACAAGGCGGCGTTTGAGGACGGCAACATCACGATCCCACGCGACGACGGCATCCTGACCGACCACCGGGCGGTGCAGATGATCAAGGGCGTGCCGAAGGTGCCGGACGGGGCCAAGGCTAAGGACGCCGACGGTGGCGAGCGGCACGGCGACAGCGCCATCGCCGGTGCGTTGGCCTGGTACGCGACGCAGAACGGCGCCGCGCCCATCGAATTCATGAGCGACGGCCCCGTGTCGGGCGCCGACGACTACCGGGGCTTTTTATGAGCGACGACAAGACCAAAAAGCCTGAGCTGCCGCCGCTGGACAGCGAGGTGGCCACGCAGGCGAGCGACCCGTTCAGCACCGTGTTCATGGGGCTGATGCGCACGAATGATCCGCTGCTGATCGAGCGTGGGCTGCACGGCACCGAAGCGCATGAGCTGTACCGAGACTTGCGGCGCGACGGCAAGGTGTTCAGCGGCTTTCAGAAGCGCAAGCTGGCTGTGGTGGGGCGCGACTGGACGGTGGAGCCGGTGGCCGAGAGCGACCAGGGCACCCGCGACGCAGCGCTGTTGGACGATGTATTGGGCGGCTTCAACTTCGACCAGCTGTGCAGCGGCCTGATGGACGCGCTGCTGGTGGGCTGGCAGCCGGCCGAGGTGGTGTGGACGCTGAAGGACATCACGCACGAAGGCGCCACCCGGCAGATGGTGGTGCCGGCGCGTGTGGTGCGCCGCTCGCACCGGCGCTTTGTGTACGCGCAGGACAACGACCAGGCGCCCGAGCTGCGGCTGCTGACGCGCAGCGACATGCAGCGCGGCGTGCCGGTGCCGGCGCGCAAGTTCATCGTGCACCGGGTCAACGCGGAAGACGACAACCCGTACGGGCTGGGCCTGGGCCTGCAGCTGTATTGGCCGGTGTATTTCAAGCGCAAGGGCGTGCTGGCGTGGACGAAGTTTCTGGATCGGTTCGGGCTGCCGATTCCGTGGGGCACCTACCCAGCGAGCGCGACACCCAGAGAAAAGGGCACGTTGTTCGACGCGCTGCGCGCTTTCACCGCCGACGGCATGGTGATGACGCCCGAGGGCACGATGATCAAGCTGCTCGAAAGCCAAATGAGCGGCTCGGCCACGCCGCACCAGGCGCACGTGGAATTCATGGACGACTGGATCATGGAAGTGATCCTGGGCCAGTCGCCACGCGGCAAGAGCGGCGGCGCGATGGCCGCCGCCGCCAACGAGCGCGAGGATGTGCGGCTGGAGCTGAGCCAGGCCGACAGCGACTTGCTGAGCGAAACGCTGAACAGCACGCTGATTCAGTGGATCTGCGAGCTGAACGGCCTGGAGCCGTGCCTGGTGTATCGCAAGGTCGAAAAGGAAGAGGACACGCGCGCCGAGTCGGAGACCGACAAGAACATCAGCGATCTGGGCTTTCAGATGACCGAGGAAGGCGCCAAAGCGAAGTATGGCGAGCACTGGGAGCGCAAGGCGGCGCCAACGCCGACGCCGTTGCCGACCGCGCAATTGCCTGTTGTGAACAACGCGAATCCAGCCGATTTTGCCGAGGGCGACGCGGCCGCGCCGGACGCGATCGACCGGTTGGTGAATGCCGAGCTGAGCCAGTGGCGGCAGGCGATGGAGCCCATGACGGCGCCCCTGCAGGCGCTGCTCGAGCAGGCCGCGGCCGAGGGGTTGACGGCACGCCAGTTGCTGGATCGTCTGCCGAAAGCGCTGGACGATGCGCACACGCTCGAGCTGACGCAGGCGCTGACCAGAACGGCGTTTGCTGCGCGCGTGGGCGCGGCGTCGGGCGTGGAGAACGGGTAAACGATGTCTGCGGCGAGCGATTTTGCGATGCTGCGCCGCCTGGCGCCGGCAGATGCCGTCGCCTACATGCGTGGCCGGTCGGACTTGACGGTGACGCACAACTGGCAAGACCTGTGGCACGAAGAGCAAGCGCGCCAGTTCACCGTGAGCCGACTTGCGCGCCTGGACGTGTTGCAGGCGCTGCGCGATGGCATCGAGCGGTCGGTGGCAGGCGATCTTTCGCGCAGCGACTGGATGCGCGATGCGCGGCAGCTGCTGGCAGACGCGGGCTGGTGGGGCGAAAAGACCATGATCGACCCCAGCACGGGCGAGGCGGTGCGCACGGTGTTCGACCCGGCGCGGCTGAACCTGATCTTCGACACCAACACACGCCAGGCCTACGCTGCTGGCCAGTGGGAGCGCGTGCAGGCGACCAAGGCGACCCACCCCTACCTGCGCTACATCACAAAGGACGATGACCGGGTGCGGGCTGCGCATCGCGCCTGGCACAACCTGGTGCTGCCGGTGGATGATTCGTTTTGGCAAACCAACTGGCCGCCCAACGGCTGGCGCTGCCGCTGCCGGGTGGTGGCCATGTCGCAGCGCGAATACGACAAGGGCGCGGCGCCAGGGGGCGCACCGCTGAAGAAGGAGCAACCGCCGGTCTATTTTGTCGAGCACGTCAACCAGCGGACGGGCGAGGTGTCGCGCGTGCCGGTGGGCGTTGATCCGGGTTTTGGCTACAACCCCGGAATGGCCCGCCGCCAGGCGCTGGCGACGGCTGAGGCGGCCAAGCTGCGGGCGGCAGACGCGGCGCTGGCCAAGGCCGCCAGAGCAGCGGGGATGGAGCCGCCGACGATTGCGCGTGAGGTCGCAGAGCAAGCCAACTGGAAAGCGCTGGGACGGCCGGATTTGCGCGACATGACGCCGAAGGCGGACGCGCCGGCCATGTTGGCGCAGGCGGGGTCGCTCAGCGAAGCGGCATCGCTACTGCGGGGCGCGCTGGGTGTGCCCGTTGGTGCTGGCAGAGCGGTAAAGACGCCCGTCGGCCGAGTGACCATCCTGGACGAACTTCTGCAGCACGTGGTCGAGAAGCGGTCAGACGCCAGGGAGCGCTACGCCAACTTCGTCTTGCCGACGCTGATGGCGCCAGACGAGGTGTGGCAGGTGTCCTACGACGACGACACGCTGCGAAAGCGGTTCATCAAGCTGTTTTCGGGGGCAAAGTACGACATGCTGGTGATCGTCAACCAGCTGCCCAACGGCAACATCGTTTGGAACTTGATCAACCGGGACCGCAAGGGCATGAACGCCTTGCGTGTCGGCCAACTGCTGTATGAGGTGGCCCAATGAACGGGTACACAGGGGATAAAGCTCCCGCGACTGCCTGGACGTCGGGGTCAACTTTCAGGCGGCTATAGGCCCAGCGCCAGCCGCTTTCGCGCCCTGTGTGGGCCTGATTTTATGGGGATTGAGCCATGCTGACCATCCAGGTCGACGATGCAGCGTTCCGCGCCTACCTGCAGCAGTTGCAAGGGCGCATGACCGACCTGACGCCGGTGATGCAAAGCATTGGCCAGGAGCTGGAAACCCGGATCAGCGGTCGATTCGAGACAGAGAGCGACCCAAACGGCACGCCGTGGGCGCCATGGGCGCCGTCGACCTTGGAAAGCTATCCGGACAACGGAAACAGGCGCATCCTCGACCGCTACTCGGATTTGATGAACAGCCTGAACTGGGCGGCCGACGCTTCCAGCGTGCGAGTCGGATTTGGACAGCCCTACGCGACCTATCACGAGTGGGGCACCAGGCACATGCCGCGCCGCGGACTGCTGTTCGATGACCCCGACGCCGGCACGCTGGCTCAGGGCGATGAGCAGGCAGTGCTGGACCTGCTGATGGGCTGGCTGGACGTCGCCTGAAATAGCGCAAAATTCATCGGCGCCAATTTTTTCCACAGTGGCAACGCCGTTGCAGTGTTCGTCCCCCTAAAGCCCCCTTTGTCCCGCCGAATCCCGCAAATATCGCAGCGGCCGCCCTGTGAATATCTCAGTTCCTTTCAATTT